TGTTTGGATTCGTCTTTGACTCAACAGCAGTTTAAAGAGGAATCTGATATCAACAATATTGTTGATCGTTTTATGAAAACAGGTTATCTTCCAGATCCTGTTTCTATGCCCCAGTATGTTGATTATGAGGGCGTTTTTGATTTCCAGTCAGCTATGAATGTTGTTAGACAAGCTGACGAGAACTTTATGCGTATGGACGCAAAAGTTCGCTCTAGATTCCATAATTCTCCTCAAGAGTTTTTGGAATTTTTTGCCAATCCGGCAAATTATGACGAGGCGGTTCGCCTGGGTCTTGCTGTTCCAAGCAAGCCCCAGGAGAGTACCTCGGTTGCTGAAACTTCTAAGGAAGTTTAAGCTTAAGGCACAGTTCTCTACTTGATGTAACTGTGCCTATTGACACCTTCTTTGTTTTCTGTTTATAATGGAGTCATCATGAAACCTTTAAATCGTCACAATGCCAACAAGCACGTAAGTGCAAGTACGTTTAAACGCAATATTAAGACCACTAAGCTCGTAAATATTACGGCTGGTCCTATGCGTGGCGGTATCCGTCTATAACGTGTGTACAACGCTTTGGCAACATCCACAACATGGGCCAATTAAGTGTGGTCAGTGTATTGAGTGTCGTTTGGCTTATTCTAGGGAATGGGCTATCAGGATTACTCATGAGCAACAGATGCATGAGGTGTCTTGTATGCTGAATCTGACTTATGACGATGCGCATTTACCTGAGCATGGTCAGTTGTTTAAAGCCGATTTGCAAAAGTTTTTTAAACGATTGCGTAAAGCCGGTTTTAAGTTTAGATATGTAGCTTCTGGAGAATATGGTGACATTTCGAGACGTCCGCACTTTCATATTGCTTTGTTTGGAGTGGATTTTCACTCTGATCGTGTGTTGTTTGGCCGTTCTGGTAGCGATAGGACTTATATCTCTGAGTCCGTTGCCAGATACTGGTCCGATAAGTTTGGGAATCCTTTGGGAAACCATCTCATCGGTACCCTTAATTTTGAGTCTGCAGCATACATTGCCCGATATATCTTGAAAAAGATTAAGGGCTTGCAAAAACCTGAACCTTTATATATTGACCCAATCACTGGTGAAGCTGTTTTGCCTAATCCGGAATTTATGTTGATGTCTAAAGGTATTGGTAAATCTTGGTTCCGTGATTATTTCATGTCGGATGTTTATCCGCATGCTTCTGTTATTACCAACCAAGGTTCCAAAGCACCTGTTCCACGTTATTATAAAACTTTGTTAAAGGAGGTTGGGTCTGATCTTGCATTGGACATGCAGTTTAGGTCATCGGCGAGAGCCGAATTGGATGTTGAGCGTCAAGCTTATGAGAATCATCCTGGCCGTAAGAGCGCACGCTCTTTAGTTTCTTATTCTCGATCAAGTTTATCAAAACGTTCGTTATAATTTTTTAAAGGTCAAATCATGAATTTATTTGTTGTATGTGTTAAAGATCGCGCAGCTGAAGTCTTTAATCGTCCTTTCTTTGTTCCTCATCGAAATGTTGCTATTAGGGATTTTACTGATGAAGTAAATCGTAGTGCTGCTGATAATCAGCTTAACAAGCACCCCGATGATTTTGATCTTTATCTTTTGGGTGAATTTAATGACAATACTGGAGAGTTTGTTATGAATACACCTCAAGTTTTAGTCCGTGCCAAGGACGTTAAACAGTCTTCTTGACCCTTGCACCCCTTCGGGGGTGCTTTTTTATTTTTGGAGATATTTATGTTTCACAATAAATCTGTTAGTGCACACGATTTTGCAATGGTGCCTCGTGCTGATATTCCTCGTTCGCGTTTTAATATGCAAAAAACACTAAAAACCACGTTTGATTCTGGTTATTTAGTACCTATTATGTGTGAGGAGGTTTTACCTGGGGATACTTTTAATGTCAAAGTTACTATGTTTGGCCGATTGGCCACCCCGATTTTCCCAGTTATGGATAACCTCCATTTGGACTCATTCTTTTTCTTTGTTCCTAATCGTCTCGTATGGAACAATTGGGTTAAATTTATGGGGGAGCAGGAGAATCCTTCCGATTCTATTAGTTACACTATCCCGCAACAAATTTCCCCTAATGGTGGATACGCAGTTGGATCCTTACAGGACTATCTTGGTTTACCGACAGTTGGTCAGGTCGGTACTGGTAATACGTATACACATTCGGCGCTACCTACTCGCGCCTATAATTTGATTTGGAATCAGTGGTTTAGAGATGAAAATCTTCAGAATTCTGAGTCTGTTCCTAAAGACGATGGTCCTGATCCTACGCCAGCCGCTACTTTTTATTTGATGCGTCGCGGTAAGCGTCATGATTATTTTACTGGTGCATTGCCTTGGCCTCAAAAGGGTGGTAACGCAGTTACCATTCCTTTGGGTACTTCTGCTAATGTATTCGTAAAAGGTTCTTCTTATACTGGTAGTGTTGGCATGTACACTAAGGCGCAGCCTAGTGGTGATGCTTCTATTGGTACTGCTTCAGGTGTTGATCCTGGTGATAATTTATCTTTGTTTGCTGATTTGTCGGATGCAACTGCAGCTTCCATTAATCAACTTCGTCAATCTTTCCAGATTCAAAAGTTGCTAGAGCGTGATGCTCGTGGTGGTACTCGTTACACTGAGATTTTGCGTAGTCATTTTGGTGTTACTTCACCCGATGCTCGACTACAGCGTCCTGAATATTTAGGTGGTGGTACAACACCTATTTCTATTTCTCCTATTGCTCAAACATCTGCTACTGGCCAGTCTGGTGCTGCTACTCCGCAAGGTAATTTGGCAGCTATGGGAACTTATTTGGCTAAAGGTCATGGTTTTTCTCAGTCGTTTGTTGAGCATGGTTATGTTATTGGTCTTGTTTCTGTTCGCGCTGATTTAACTTATCAGCAAGGTTTGAGACGTCATTGGTCTCGTTCTACTCGTTATGATTATTATTTTCCTGCTTTTGCAATGCTTGGTGAACAAGCTATTTTGAATAAGGAAATTTATACTCAGGGTACTGCAGCTGATGCTGAAGTTTTTGGTTACCAGGAGCGTTGGGCTGAATATCGTTATAACCCATCTGAGATTACTGGTTTGTTCCGTTCTACTGCTGCGGGTACTATTGACCCTTGGCATTATGCTCAGAAGTTTACTTCTTTGCCTACTCTGAATAATACGTTTATTCAGGATATTCCTCCTCTTGCTCGTAATTTGGCAGTTGGTACTGAAGCAAATGGTCAGCAGCTTCTTTTGGATGCTTTTTTTGATATTAATGCTGCTCGTCCTTTGCCTATGTACTCTGTGCCAGGTCTTATCGATCATTTTTAAGGTTGTGGGGTTTACACCCCATAACCCAAAGGATTTTTCATGTCATTATTTTCTGTTCTTGGAACTGCTGCTGGTTATGCATTAGGCGGCCCCGCTGGGGCCGCTTTGGGTGCTTCTGTTGGTGGTGGTATTGATAGAAATGCTGCTCAGGCTGATATAGCTCGAGAAGCTAATGCTTTTTCTGCTAATCAATACGCTACTCGTTATCAGACTCAAGTTAAGGATCTTCAGGCTTCTGGCCTGAATCCTATGCTTGCTTATAGTCAGTCTCCTGGTTCTGCTCCTGTGGGTCAACAGTATCAAGCTGTTAATCCTTTTGAGCGTGTTGCTACTGATTATTCTTCTGCTGCTAATGTTCAGCGTACTGGTGAACAGATTGAAGCTAATACCGCAGTTCAGCGTGCTGAAACGTGGTTAAAGCAAGCTCAAGAGCGTTTAGCTAATGTTTCTGCTGATCAAGGTCGAGCTACTATTGGTAAGCTTGAATCTGAAGCTAAAAAGATTGTTGAAGAAATTAAAAACGTTCCTTTAGAAGGTAATCGTTTAATTGCTTTAGCTAAGAGTCTTAATGAAGCTTCTAAACTTTCTGTTTTGCAACAAGGTACTGAAGCAGTTCGCCAATCTCAAATGGTTTGGTTGGCTGTTAAGACTATGCTTGAAGGTGATTTGTTAGCTTTGGATAAAGAAGCTATTTTGAAAGCTGAAAATTTTGGTAAAGAGTTTGGTCAATATAAAGGTATTATTGACACTATTCTTTCAGCTGCTCGTATGTTCTCTCGTAAATAAGGATTTTTATGAAGTTTATTTCTGCTTATGATAATCACGAAGCTCTGTCTAACGAGACAGGGCTTAAGTGTTTGGATTCGTCTTTGACTCAACAGCAGTTTAAAGAGGAATCTGATATCAACAATATTGTTGATCGTTTTATGAAAACAGGTTATCTTCCAGATCCTGTTTCTATGCCCCAGTATGTTG